AAGGATGGCATTACGGCAACGGAGGCGGCGGTCATCGCCGGTCTCTCGCCGTACAAGACTCCGTATCAACTCTGGGCAGAGAAGCGTGGAGCCTACACGCCTGATCCAGTCGGGCCAGCCGCCGTGCGCGGCATCCTGCTTGAGAGCACGGTCGCGGAGTTCTACGAGATGGAGACAGGTCGTGAACTGCGCCGAAGCAACGGCATCGTGAGGCTCAAGGACATCCCGTGGGTGATGGCATCGCTGGATCGCACCATCGTCGGCGAGGAGGGGCTGGTTGAGATCAAGACGAGCACCTCGCCGCGCTGGAGCCTGTACCCCGTGCCGCCCGAGGTAGAAGCCCAGGTGCAGTGGCAGATGTTCGTGACGGGCGCACCGTGGGTGGATGTGGCAGCCCTCTTGGGCGGCCTCGTCTTCCGCATTGAGCGCGTGGTTGAGGACTTTGAGTTTCAGACGCGGCTCTACCAAAAGGCAATCGCCTTCAGGGATTGCGTGATGAACGGCACGCCACCGGCGCTGCAAGGCGAGGACTCCGACGCGCTGGCTGCGGTCATCCCGTGGTCGGGCACCGATGAGTTGGCGCAGGCGAACGATGGCATTGAGCGCGTGGCTGCGCTCTACGCCGAGAAGCAGTACGAGTCCAAGTTGCTGGATCAGGAGTTGCAGAATCTCGCGATCTCACTCAAGGAGGCGATTGGCGAGAAGGCAGGCGTCTACGGCGAAGGCTGGCAGGCGACTTGGAAGCAGAACAAGCCGACCGTCAAGACGGATTGGGAGGCGGTGGCAGAGGTCGCAAAGGCGGTCGCGCCGGACACCTACGAGTTGGCGCTCAAGACGCACACCGTAGAAAAGCCTGGGGCACGGGTCTTCAGGTTCAAGACAGAGGAGGTGGACAAGTGAGCAGAGACATCGCAGCGGCGCTGGCAGCGCCATTTGACGCAAAGGATCTCAAGACGCGCCCTGGGCGATCAGGAATGACCTACACCTACGCAGATGTGCGGGCCATTGACACGAGGCTTGATGAGGTCTTCGGCACGATGGGGTGGTCATTCTCTTGGGAGGTCGTAGATCCGGCGAACGCGGTTGTCCGTGGTCGGCTGATCGTCAGTCACGAAGGAGCGCAGAAGACCATTGAGGAGGCTGGCTATCCGAACGCCGCAGGGCGAGACGAGGAGCCGCTGAAGTCCAGCGTGACAGATAGTCGCCGCAGGGCAGCCGCCGCACTTGGCATCGGCAGGAGCCTCTACAGCCCAGAGAGGGGTCAAGCCCCAGCACGGGCGGCAGCGCCCGTCAGAAGCCCGCAAATGGGCACGCCAGAGGCTTCTGTGAGGGCCTCCGACGATGACATCTTGGCGGCACAGGCAGCGATCATCTTCGCGCAGGGCGTGACCGATGATGCCTGCTCGCACGGCGAGGCGTGGCAACTCAAGCCAGGCGGCGTGAGTAAGGCGAGCGGCAAGCCGTACCAGCCATTCTGGGCGGCGAGCCACAAGGCTCCTGACGGCTCGTGGTGCAAGGACAAGCCAAGCATCAAGTGGATCGCAGGCAAGAGCGCACCGGCACCGAAACTCGTGCCTGAGGATTCCCTTGAAGAGTTGCCGTTCTGATGCGAGAGAAGGATATGGGAAAGCGGATCACTACTGGGCACGACTGGAGTGAAGTCGTGGGAGAATATCTGCGAACCCAGGGCATCCCCTGCGAGGTTCCCCCCCTCACCTTCGCCAAGACGGAAGAGGAGCGCGAAATCTACGCGGTGATGGAAAAGGACATCATCCTTTGGGATGGGTCAGTGCTAGAGGTCAAGTCTCAGAGTCGTGAGTTCGGCGCTCAGCCGACTCAGTACGCCTGGGATCACTTCATCGTGGACACCATTGGCTACTTCCTGAAAGATGTCACGCCAATCGCCTATGTCTTCGTCTCTCAGCCAACCGGCGCGATGCTCACGCTCAACACGAACACCGAAGCCTCGTGGTGGGAGGAGACGATCACAGACCAGCGAGATGGCGTGCCGTCTAGGTCGCTCATCTCGGCAAAGGCGAACCTGCGAACGATGGCAGCACTCATCGCGCACCTGCGAGGCCGCTACGAGGCGAGCCTCGGCAACCAGCCGTTCTAGGAGGCACAAATGGCGTGGATCAAGAAGGACACGAGGACGCTGAAAGACCCGAAGATCGTAGAGTTGCTCGCCCAACCGAAGGGGGCGGAAGCCTATGTTCTCTGGGATGCGGCGCTCTTTGAGGCGTACCATCAGACCCCGAAGGGGGAGTTCGCGAACGAAGCGCACCTCAAGGCGTGCGTCGCCGGTGTCGCGGACATCAAGCATCTCAAGAGGCTGCTCGGCCTCGGGCTGCTCACGAGGGGCGACGGCGGCTCTATCATCGTCACGAACTGGGGGAAGCATCAGGCTGACCCTACAGCGGCAGCCAGAAAAGAACGCTACAAGAACGCACACGGAACGGAGTTGGAACGAAATCAGAACGCTCTAGATAAGAATAGAACAGAACAGAGAGAGAATAGACTCTCTTATTCTAAGAGCGGGATTGCGAGTATTGGCGAGATTCTGGCTCAAGGAGGGAAGAAATGACAGGCAAGGAAGAGATGTTGATCCTTGCAATCCGTGCCTTTGTGCAGGAGTATGGATACGCGCCAACGGTTCGGGAGATCTCTGAACTGATGGGGATCGGTCACGGGACAGCCCAGCGGCTGCTCCAAAGCCTTGCCGATAGTGGCAAGATTGAGAAGCGAGACCGCGTAGCCCGCGGCTATCGCATAAGGGGGTTGTGATGGCATTCACAGACTTGGTGCAATGGGCCGCGATGTGCGGCTACGAATACAAGCAGATCTTGAAGACGGAGCACGAGACCTGGGTGGTCGTGATCGCTGACCGCGATGGCAGCGAGATCACCTGCGAGGCAGATACGCAGGAAGATGCCGTGATGGGTATGATTCACCGGCTCAGCGCAATGCTGGAAGGAGGGCAACACAATGGCGGCAAAGAAGGCACCTGCGAAGATTGCGGCAACTAAAGCCAATGAGGGGCGCTGGACGGCGATCCCGTGCTACCTCTGCTCAGGGATGATCACGGAACTGAAGCAGGCGCTCCGCGTGCGGCGCGTGGACTATGCCGGTGGCGGCAAGTCCTACTCGTGGGCGCACCGTGGGTGCTGGAAGTGAGTAAACACAGCGAACTGGACATTGACCGTCAGAATGCCGAGCGCAGTCGCCGAGGCCGCACGGCACGCGCACGAGGCAACGCCTTTGAGCGTGAGGTCGCGAAGCGTCTAGGCGCAGCCCGCGTCGGGCAGTTCGGCGGCAAGCAGGATGTCGCGAACGAATGGATCGCAGTGCAGTGCAAGGTGGGCAAGTCTTACCCTGAACGGCTGGACGGCTGGCTTCGCAGCGTGCCCGTCAAGGGCGATCAACTCGCAGCCCTCGTGGTTGGAGATTCGCCTGGGGCGGGGGCTAGGCGCAGGACGATGATTGTCCTAGACTTGGACGACTTCATCGCGTGGTTCGGAAAGGAAGACAATGCCAAAGAAGAAGGTTGACAGCATTGAGGATCGCGTAATCAAGTTAGTCGTGCACCGTTCGCAGGTGCTCGGCATCCTCGGGGACACTGAGTATGCCATCGGCTACCTTGACGGCGTGACGAAGGCGATTCAGATCGTCAGCGGCCTTGACTCCATTGAGCGGGCGATCCTGACCGCGAAGATAGAGACCCGCGAGCAGTGAGGCACGCGGTCTGGCTCTGGGCACTCACGATGCTCATCACCGCTGCCATCATCTTCGCCTTCCCGAGCGCGCCTGAGGCACCGCTGCGGGACTCATTCAAGCCAGAGCCTACGCCGGTCGCTGAGTCGCTCGTCCTATCCGTGAAGGGCAAGGCAACTTGGTTTGACGCTCAGCGCGGCGGGCAATCAACTTGGTATGTGCGTGAGGGATATCAGTTCTATGCAGCGGCGGGGCCAGCCCTCCGTAAGATCAAGGACTTCCGCTGGGGCAAGAAGCCATACCGAATCATCGTGGAGAACCTCAAGAACGGCAGGGCAATCGTGGCGTGGGTGGTTGATTGGTGCCAATGCCGAGGGCAGACGAACAATGAGAAACTGGTAGACCTATCGCCCGCCGCGTTCGCCGCGCTCGGGGTACCGCTCGGAAATG